CCGCCGCCTTGATGGTCATGCCGGTACGCGTAGCCATGTCGGCTGCCGCTTGCATCGCGCGCGGAAACTCTTTGCCCGCGATGCCGGTAAACGCGAGCAAGGTTGTTTGCGCTTGCGTCACGTCTCCCGAAGAAAAGGTTGTGGCGCGCTGCATGGCGGCGGCCATTTTGTTTAGCTCGCCCGCGTTCAAACCCGCCGCGTGACCGGTGGATTTCAGCACCGCCGCAAGCTGGGCTTGCTCTGCCTCGGCGCGGACAGTTTCCTGAACGAATGTGCGCAGACCGCGCACCGCCATGTTTCCGGCGAATGCCATGCCCATGAGTGCGGAAGCTTGCTTCCAGGCGTTACCTACGCGCTTGGCGCTATTCTCGATATCTTGACCGGTACGGCGCGCCTTGCGCGCAGCGCGATCCATGTCTGTCTCGAAGCTGCCCGTGCGGGCAAGCAAATCAACGATGATGGATCCGGCTGTTGCCATGATCAATACCCAATAAAAAACCCGCCGAAGCGGGTTGGAACAGTTTTCATAGGCCTACTCGTCGAACAGGTCAGAGTGTGTGCCGGTTCGGGCAAGCTGCAATTCATCATCGGAAACCCGATAGATCAGCAGCCAGTCCGGCTCGATGTGTGCATCACGAAAACCCGCCCATGATCCCTTCAGTGGATGGTCGCGGTAGCTCTCCGGCAAGGGCTTTTCCTCGATCAGCAGGGCCAGCAAAGTGCGCAGCTTGCGCATGTCCTTGCCGCGCTTCTCGGACTTGCGCACGTCGCGCTTGAACTGCCCGTGTTGGCGCGGCGTCAGCACATCAGATTCCCAGATCCTTGAACAACGCTTCGGCGCTGTCGAACGTCTTACCCTTGCCCTCGGCCAACTCCTTCATGGCCTTGCGCGTGATGTGGTTCGGCACAGCCACGTCGAACGGCAAACGGCCTTCCTCGGCCACGCGTATCAAGGTGAGGCGTATCACGTCCGACACGCTCAAGCCGATACGATCGAGGGTGGAAACGGCCCGTTCTTTCACGTCGCCCGGAATCCGTGCCCGCACAACAGTGTCGGCGATCATTGAGGGTTCTCCTTGCTGTTTTGTGTAGCTTTATTGTAGCCACGCTAAAACGATAAGTCGAGCATCAATGAAGCAAACCTGTGTCTGTGTCGGGAACTTCAACATAGCGCGCCGCAATGCATGCACAAGGCCGCCGTTTCCGGCACTTCGTACTGGCAACTCGGGCAAGCCTTGCGCGGTCCGTAGAATCCTACAGCCACGGCGGCAAGCCAAATCAAACCGTAGACGGCGGCCAAACCTGCGAGTATGGCGATAAACCACGGCGCAACCGCCATCGCAATGATAAAAAGCAGTACGACTACGATCATCTCCATGGCAGTACTCCGTTCGTGGATGAGTAAGACAATAATACGCCTATCCTCCTTGAACATTCATCCCTAAGGCAGCGAACGTGCGCATTTCCGCCGTCGAGAATCGTCCGGCCATCGAGGCTTCCTGTGCCAGACGTAGCTCAACGCCGTCCACCAGCCAATCTAAGCGCTTGGAAAAATCGCCACCGACCTGAACCTGCGCCAGCAGGGCCGCGGGTCTGTGGTAGCGGTGTAAATCATCGAAGGGCGATTCTTCGTAGAACTTCTGCCAAGAGCGAAACTCGCGCTCCGACATGACCGCCTGCAACTCCCCAATGGTTCGTCCCAAGGCCAGGGCGAGAACGTGCCAGAACCGCGTCTCGCCCGTCAGGCGTTTCCCCGCAGGTCCGCAAAGTCGTTAATCTCGGCGATTACGTCTCCCAGCGTGCGCAATACCTTTGGTTTGATGCGATCAGCTTGTTCGATGCTTAGCGCCGCTTCGCCGTCGGCATCAACCAGGCTGGCGCAGACCAGGCGGCTGTGCGCGCGGTCGCGCACAGCTTCATCGGATGAGGTCAGCGCCGTCACCCAGCGGTTAAATTCGACGTGGCTAACCGCCTTGAAGTGCAGCGTATGTTTCTTGCCATCGCCAAGCTCGACTTCGCGCGTAATAATTTCGTCACTGACGAAAAGTGCGGCGGGTAATGTTTGTTCGGTTTTCTCGCTCATGATCTCTCCCGATCAGGTCGCAGTTTTAAATTTCCACTCGACTTTGCCCGATCGCTGTAACGCCATTGTGCCGTTCACGCGGTCATTAACTGCAACGTCTATCGTCACCTCGGCGATATAGGCCTTGAATTTCGCTGCCGTGCGCGCAGTAGGCCAACCCAGTATTTTGTTGTTGCCGACCGGGGGTAATCCCGTGCCATCAGAAAACCCAATCATCCACTCAAACACCCGTCCCGATTCCTTCAACGTGGTCAAGATGCCTTGGTGCATCTCCTCGGTAGGTTTCAGATGAAAAGGCACCGAAAGTTGACCGGGTGAACCCAGACCCGTAATGAATTCCTCATCTTCGACCGTATCCAGACTCGTGACGTTGATCTGGCTCTTGGTACCTGCACCTAAGCTGCTAATGCCCGTGGGGCATACCATTTTTAGGAGGACCGGATTGGGTGTGGCAAGCGTGTTGAGCACAAACAGCTGAACGCCTTGGGTAATTAAAAAACCTTCTGCCATGATGAACCTCGCAAAAAGAAGCCCGGCAGTGCCGGGCGGGAGTTAAAAGCGGCGGGAAGCTAGCGCCCCCAAATGAAATCAGCCTGTAGGCCGATGTGAAAAATCTTGGTATCCGGCTCCCGCACGTGGATGACGACACGGTTTGCGATATGCGCGCCATCCAGCGCATCGCGCACGGCGCGGGCGAGTTGGACGCAGGTAACTTCTTCGGCATCGTCTGGACCCGCCCAACAATCGATCTGCACAATATCGTTATCGCCATCGGGCGCGCCACTGATCTGATCGTAGGGCTGTCCGGCCACGGTGAACCAGGTAACGTAGGGGGTTTGCGTACCTTGCGGGGCGCTACCTGAACCGTAGATTCTGGGGGCGGTATCGCCCACCAGCGTCGATATTGCGAAGCAGGTCCGCCCGGATAATCTCGATGGTTTGATGACCGTGTTGAAGCAATGCGGGGCGCAGCCACGGGCGTGCCGCTTGCTGGCTGGAACCATATTCCGTGAGGAATGCGGTTTTGCGCGTGGTCACAGTTTCTTTGCTGCGGCGGGCGTAGGCCTTTTGCCGCACGCGCACCAGATAGCGTTCACCCTTGCCAACGTAGGGCGCTTTGCCACGGCTGGCGATAACGTTATCCAGCAGCAGGCCGGTAGATTCATCGCCATGTTGCGCAATCACGGCGCGCAGATTCTCTTTTGCCCTGTCGCGCAGATGGCGCGCACCGCGCGCCAGTGCTGCTCTCACCGGACCGCCACGTTTGGACACAATCTCGGGCGGCAGAGATTGCAGCGTGCGCAACACGTCGTCCAGACCGTGTAGCTTTATTTTGACTTCCATAACGATACTCCTACTGTCCCTCGCTCGTTCCAGCAACACAGCGCAGCCGCCATTCGCGCCGCGCCGTGGCGTCTGTTTCGACCGACTGCACGTTGTAGATGCGCCCGTCCCACAGAACACGCCAAGCAGCCATGTCGCGCTCTGCCGCAGGAAACCAGCGCAGATTGATGCGCGCGGCGGTCTCGGATTGTGTGGACGCGCTGGCCTGGAACTCGCGGCCAGGACCTGTCAGAACTTCGGCAGGGATGTTTTCCAGGCGTGTGCCATCGGGCAGCACAACGACCTGCCAGCCGCCGCTGCCGGGTACAAGATAGCCATCGGCGTCCCGCACCGCGGCGGCTTCGTGCTCAAATGTCACGCGGTGACGTAATCGGTAAGCCAGCATCACGCCCAGCACTTCACGCGGTAGGGTGACAATTTCACTTCTGCCGCGCGCCGCAACTTCTCGGCATCATCCGGCGAAGCCTGATAAGCCGCTTGTAAAAGCAGCATCACGCCCATGATCACACTGTCTGGTACGCCCACGCGCGGCGGGCCTTGTTTCGGCACGCCGTTATCCCACGCCTCAACGGGAATCGACTGCATCAGCCTATGGCCCAGGTACTGCACCGCTTCGTCTTCCGCCGCGTCTAGCAAGTCTTGCAACTTGGCGTCGTCGGCGTTATGGATCACGTCCAGAAACGTCTTGGCGCGCGCCAAAGGGATGACTGACATACCGACTCCTATGGTTCGGGTGCAAGCTTTACGCGGCGCGGTGTTTTGGGCGCGGGTGGATCGGCTTGATCCGCGCCATCCGGCTTAGGCGCAGGTGGATCGGATTGATCCGCGCCATCCGGCTTGGTAGCTGGGTCGATGATCTTGACCAGACCTTTCCTTGCCAGTGCCTCGCCCGTGGCGTCGGAAACCTCGAACTCGGCATGAAGCCAACGCGGCCCCCCGTGTTCAAAAGATTGCAATGCTTGAACTTTCATTTTTAACTCCATTGAACTTGTCGAGTGCGGGCGCAGCCTTTTGGCCGCGCCCGCGCGGCATCAGGGTGTGATGAGGTCGAAATTGCCTTTAACGAAGGCTTCTGGCCGATACACCGTCAAGCCCACGCGCTCTTCGCAACGAATCGTCACCATGTTCTTGATGAAGTTGTCACGATCTTCCAGGCTAATCTGCACGTTCACATCCTCACGGTCCCAACCTTGCACCGCCAGTCCGCCGCCAAATGCGCCAACCAGGAACTCGTTTGCGCCCATGGCTTGCGTCGCCACGACAGTGCGACCCCACAGGCTGGGCTGCATGATGCTGCGCGCGTTGGTGAACGTATATTCGTACATCATGTTCTTGGTCAGTTCAATGTTTGCCCAAACTATCGGGTTGATCACAATGCCATCCACCGGGTATTCGGCCAGCTCGCATTGCAAGATGGCCAGGCGCAGGCGGTCGGCACGCGTCTCACTCATCACGTTCACACCAGGATTCACGTAGGCAGACGCCTGTGTGTAGATGCCATTCAGATTCAGGTTCACGCCACTACCCTTGAGTAGTTGCGCTTCCTCAACGAACTTCAGGCCGTAGCGCAGCCGTCCATCGACATAGCTTTGCAGCATGGGCACGTCGGCCAGTACTTGCTTGGACGCATGAATCCAGTGCGCAATTGTGATGATGGGCGCGCTCGTGGCATCAAACGTCAGTTGCGACTCGGGTTTGCCGCCAGCCGGGTTCTCATCAACCGGCGCAGCGTTGTTCGTGAAAAGATTCTCGCGTGCGTACTCGATGCTGTTGGACGATGTGCGCCCCCAGGCAATCAAATCACGCACGGTCAGACGACGCAACATAGGACTTTGAATGCCAGGTAGACGCTCGGGCACGATCAAGTCGCCCGCCGATCCCGGTTCAGAACCGATGGCGGCCTGTACCGGCATGCGGAACGTGCCGTGCGGGTTCGCCATAAAGGCCTTGTACCTGTCGCTTTCGGTAAGCTGTTCACCCATGGATTGGGGGGCGCGGGCTGTGCCGCCGCCGCTTTGCACCGCGGCGATGACCTGCTCGGCATTCGCCAGACGGGCTTGCAGCTCGCCTTGCGCGGTGAGCAGTTGATCCACCTTGGCGCGGGTCTCAGCGCTCATTTGTTGATGCGCCTGGATTTCTTTCTGCGCCCGCTCGGCCTGGGCTTTGAGCTGGTCACCAACCGTCTTCAGACTGGCGTTGATTTGTTCAATTCGCTCTTCGTTCATGATGGAACTCCTAATGCAAGATAGTGGTAAGGGACGCGGCCAGACTGGCCGTTTTTCTGAATGCAGCCGAATCACTCGCGCCGCGTCCGGCGGCATCACGCGCGCCGCTGCCAGCCGAATCGCTCAGGCTGGACTTGAAATCGTGGATCAATCGCTGCGCTTCGTTGCGCGGCATGCC